GGGAACTTAACCTAAAAGAACCTTATTGGTACGTAGTGTCAAATAAAAATATTGACGAATTTCTTAAAAAGATGGAGAAAACAAACGGCGGTCAAGTCGTTTTTTTCGCAATGTCTGTGGATGACTATGAGGTTATGGCAGGCAACATGCAGGAGCTGCGTCGTTATATAAGAGAGCTCAAAGAAGTAGTGGTTTATTATAGAACAGTAACAGTAGTGGAGACAAATGAAACAGAGGACTAAGAGAAAAGTCCTAGCAAGGCTAGAGGAGCAATACATGAACAGAGATGCAGTATTTGAACAACTAAAGATAGACGAAGGAGTAGTATATGCAATCTATAAAGACCATCTTGGGTACGATACCTTTGGAGTCGGTCACCTTATCAAAGTCAGTGACGAGGAATTCGGAGCACCAGTTGGAGCAGAGATTAGTGAAGAGAGAGTTAGGGCGTGTTTCGACTCAGACCTTGATCTTGCCATCAGCGAATGTGGAGCTTTATACGGCGAACGGGAGTTTGGAGAATTTCCAGACGAGGTCCAGCAAATCTTGGTTAATATGATGTTTAATATGGGTAGAACTCGTTTAAGTAAGTTTAAAAAATTTACTGCTGCTCTACAAGAAGGGAATTGGGCACGAGCCGCCGTCGAAGGACGAGACTCTCAATGGCATAAGCAAGTAACGAACCGCGCAGAACGATTAATGTCGAGAATGGAAAATGTCACGTGAGTTGTTTCACTCAATAGATTTAAACCCTGTTAGTCCTGACATATTACACACTAAATTTTTACCAACAGAAATCTGTGAAGCTATTTTAGCTTCTGCGTTAGAGAAAAACACCTGGGAGTACAATCCTCGATTGGTATATCACACGGATGATATACATTTCAAAGAGGAGCTCCCAGAGTGGTATGATATTATAGAAACAGGGCTAAGAGAGGCGTTCAACACAGCGTCCAGCTACTGGGGTATAGAATCGGCAGAGATAGACATAGCAAGTATGTTTGCAGTACGATACCGTTTATCCGGCAAGCTTGACCTAAAGCTTCATCATGATGATAGTTATATTACAGGTAGTATTAAGCTGAACAACGAGTATTCAGGAGGAGAACTGTTTTTTCCTCGACAAAAGTTTTCGAATAAAAAAATAGAGATAGGAGACTTACTTCTCTGGCCTGGACAAATAACTCACCCTCACGGTAGCTTACCGATCACAGAGGGTGAAAAATATTCTATAACGATATGGACAAAAAATGAAAGTGTGGAGAACCATAGATAATTTTCTCTCGAAAGAAGAGATAGCAAAAGTATTCACAGAAAAAAGTTTTAAACCTTTTACTGTTCGATGGCATACTCTTCCGAGTAAAAGTTTTTACCAGAATAAAATCTTACAAGAAATCAAGAACGACTTTACAGACTTATCCTCTGCGGTAGGCATTGAGGAGTGGCATCAAGATGCTGATTGGTTTTTGCCCGAAGAACACATAGATAAAGACGAAACTCTATACGAGACAACAGGGGAAGTTAAGTTGCCTTTATGTAGTGCTATTCTGTACCTTAGAGTAGAGAATTTAGTAGGTGCTAATCTAAAGTTAGTTCGTGATAATGTAGAAGTAACACCAAAACCAGGAACGTTAGTACTACTATCCCCTGGCTTGCTCCACAGTATTACAGACTATGAATCTGGTAAGCGTATAAGCTTAAATATGAATATTTGGGACTCTCCTCCAATTATTTCTTGACAGAAATCCCTAAAACTATTATAATACGTCTTATGAATATATTTATACTAGATGAAAATATTATTGAGTGTGCTAAAGCTCACATTGATGCACACTCTGGAAAAATGCAGCTCGAAGCTGCTCAGATGCTTTGCACAAACCATTGGGTGGATAAATACTTAGGATATGTACCAAGAAAACTTACCTCAGAAGAGTGGGCCGTTCTTAAAGAAGCCAAGACAAATGAAGTACGTGATTTTCCATACCTTCCTACTATGTATAATCATCCTTGCACGATATGGGCTAGAGAGTCCCAGCAAAACTATGAGTGGTTATTCAGTTACGCGATGGCTCTCAACGAGGAGCACCTTTACCGTGGTGGAGCAAACCATAAATCATTCAATGAAGTTATAAACAAATTGCCTGATATGGATAATTTACCAGATCTTGGATTGACTCCTTTTGCTCAGGCAATGCCAGACGAGTTAAAAAGCGACAATGCAGTAGAGTCTTACCGTATGTTTTATATGAAAGATAAAGCAGCTATTGGTAAGGGTGCTAAGTGGAAAGTACGAGGTAAACCTCACTGGTGGGACGAAGATATCGCAGACTATGAGCACAGAATATCGGGGCAGAAATAATGTATTGTAGAAACTGCGGCGATGATATGAGCGGAGACGGGTACACACTGCCCTTCCACTGTATAAATGTTAGCGAAGAGGACTGGTGGTATAGTCCACCAGATTCCGGGCCCTACTACTGTAATGGAGATGAAGAATGAAAAACAGTAAAGTAGATTGGGCAGGAGAGGCCCGAGGTATTTCCGATGTAGTATTCACTAGACTACGTGCAGAGGAAAGAAGTTATATTAACTCTCTTACTACAGATGCGGACATATGGACAGCAACAATGACGCAAACCTTAATAAGAGAGATGGAATTGGACGATTGCGTCCTGGCTTTAGTGTATGAATGTGAAAGAAACAATCGCAAGCTAGTAGACGTTTTAGAAGAAGTATTAGTTAGCAGAAGAGAATACTATAAAAGGAGTAGTAAATGACAGCAAGAGTAAAATTAGTAGGGTTAACTTCTCCCAGCGCATCGACAGACTGCCATACTGCAGGAGATCTAATCGCGTATGCAGCTAGAGTAAGTAATCCAGCGAATCAAAATAACAGTAAGACTTCAAAGAAATTATTGAAGTACCTTATCAAAGAACAGCACTGGTCTCCTTTTGAAATGGTCTCAGTAACCATGGAGATCACAACAACTAGAGATATTTCTAGGCAGATTATTCGTCATAGATCGTTTGCTTTTCAGGAGTTCTCCCAGAGATACGCTGTAAGTGAAAGTTTTAGTACTAAAAGAGAGGCTCGAAAGCAGCACCCAACTAATCGTCAGTTGAGTGAAAAAGACGAAGACCAAGAAAGGCAGAGCAAAGCACAAGAAGTCTTTAATGAGATGCAAGGAGAAGTAGCACGAGTAGCTAAAGATTACTACGAGATGGCACTTAATAGTGGTATTGCGAAGGAGCAAGCACGTGCGCTCCTCCCAGAAGGGCTAACAGAGACTACTCTATATATGGCAGGAAGCCTTCGCTCTTGGATTCATTACTGCGAATTGAGGCGGGGTCACGGCACTCAGAAAGAACATATGGAAGTAGCAGATCTATGCTGGGATATCCTAAGAACTCATTTCGCAGATATCTGTGATGCAGTGGAGGAAATGGCGAGTGAGTGAAGGTAAAAAGTATGATGGAAAGAAGCCAAGAATGCACTTGCTTCCTCCTAAATCAATGCTAGAAGTAGCAAAAGTATTAACCTTCGGAGCAGAGAAGTACGATGAACATAATTGGAGAAAATTGGAAAACCTTCAGAATCGTTATACAAGTGGTGCTTTGCGTCATATTTTTGCTCACAACGATGGAGAGCAGTTAGATGAAGAGAGCGGGCTATCGCACCTAGCCCATGCAATTTGTTGTTTATTATTTAAGTTGGAGATCGAATTAGAAGATGGCAAGAATGAAAAGAGTGAAAAAGAAAGATCACGAGAATCTAACGTCGGAGAATATTCAGCGAGCTATCAGCTTGCTCCAGCCCACTTCTACGGATCAGAAGCCTATAACGAAGAAGGCGGCTTGCGAGATGCTGAATATAAGCTACAATACAACCCGCCTCGACTTGATTCTATCGGAATTTCTAGACAGACAGGAATACGTACTGAGAAGAAAAAACCAAAACCGTGGAAAAGCAGCGAGTACGAATGAGATTCAGGAAACAGTACAGGATTATCTAAGTGGTGATAATAT